CTTGGCAAGACCGATCCTGTTTCTGAGTACAACACTGTTCTGTGGAACTCAGGTATCGAAGCAAACAAAGAAATTGCTCGCAAGCAAAAGCGCAAGTTGACTTACATTGCAAACGTTCTTGTGATCTCTGACGCCAAGCGTCCGCAAAATGAAGGTAAGGTATTCTTGTTCAAGTTCGGAAAGAAAATTTTCGACAAGATCAAGGAGCAACTCGAACCTCAGTTTGCTGATGAGACTCCAATGAATCCCTTTGACTTCTGGAAGGGTGCAAACTTCAAGATCAAGATTCGCAACGTTGAAGGCTATCGCAACTATGACAAGTCGGAGTTTGAGGCTCCTGCTGCATTGTTGAATGGCGACGATGCGAAGATTGAACAAGTTTGGAAGTCTGCTTATTCACTCAAGGATTTCTTGAAGCCTGAAAACTTCAAGTCCTATGATGAATTGAAGGCGAAGTTGGACAAGGTTCTTGGTGCTGGTGGTGTGTCTGGTGCAACTGCCAAGCGAGTTGATGATGAGGAAGCAGCCGCTCCTGTCATTCGCTCTGCTCCAGCCAAGAAGGTGACTGCTGAGAATGTTAGCGTCGAAGATGACGACATGGCGTTCTTCGAGAAACTTGCTGCTGAGTAATTTGATTAGAAAACGGTAGGTGTTTTCGGGGGGACTTCGTGTCCCCCTTTTTTCATCACACAATAATTGACGAAGTGAATGATGTTGGATGAGAGAAGTCTTTTGATATTGCTCTGACAAAAGAGTTTTCGCTTGAACGCGAAGATGCTTTTAATAATCCTTGTTTTGGCGATTCAATTGGTTTTTGAGAACCAGCATTGTTATTATTCACCACTACTGGTGCTGGTGCTGGTGCCGCCTGTGCAGTCATTTGTGATGATGCGAGTTGAGCAGAACCTTGGGCAACTTGATTTCCTGTTGCACTTGCCACAGGAGTTAATTGCGCACTATTATAAGAAGGTGCTGCTGCTGCAGGAGGTGTTGCTGCAACCATGGAAGGTGGTGCTGCAGGAGCTGCAGCGACCATTGGTTGAGCATCAATTGCTGTTCCATCTGATTTTGTTGCTAGTGGATCAGTAGTAGAAGGAGCTGCAGCAACAGAGTCAGACACAGAAGGTAATGATTCTTTTTGTGTTTGAGCAGTAATTGGAGCTGGAGGTGGTAATGATTCAGACTTACCAGTCTCCAAATTGACCATGTTACCTTTTGCATCAGCAACCAATGGCTTGGCATTTGGATCAGGATTATCTGGAGTAGGTGAACCCTCTAGTGGCTGAATGTGCCATGGCTCATGACTTAATGGTCTCTTCAATCCAAACATTGCTAAGAATGAATCTGTTGTGACCTTTTGACCATTGAAGGTCATACCATTAATTGTATCAATACCTGCTGCACCTTTACTATTAATATCAACAGCAGTACCACGACCGTGTGCGCTGCCCTTGCCACCCAATGCTGCTGGTAGCGCAACCCACTTGCGAGTCATTTTAATTAGTTGCGCTTCAGTGGCATTTGGATTGGCTGCTTTAAGTTCATTGTATTTTGCAGTCCACAACTTCATCTGCTTATCATCTGATCGATATGCAGATGTAAGCATAAGTTTCTTTCCAGTGACTTCTTGGAATGCCTTTGACATTCGAGCAAGACGATCTTGCATTCCACCTTGAAGTCCAGAAGTATCGACACCAGCGTTTTGTTTCGTTGTAACTTGATCTAGTTTTGGTGATGGTCCCGAGAATAAATTCGAAACTGCACTTGCAACTTGTTTTGCACCAGAAACCACACCCGCACCGATCTCTTTGGCTTTATCGACTGCAGTTTCAAGGAATGTTTTTGGTCGCGCAGCTGGTGGTGTTGGTGCAACTGGTGCTGCTGCTCCACCCACGGCTGCTGGGATTGTTGCTGCGGTTGCAGTTGTTGCAGCCACAGTGCCTGCGCCTGGAAGTGCGCTTTTATCTGCTGCAGCAACTGGTGCCATTTTTTCTTTTACAGGAGTAGGTTTTGCTGCTCCAGCGCCTTTTTGTTTCTGAGCCTTCTCATCATATAATTGTTTTTCAGCATCTGATAATGCAGAGAATTCTTGCCATAATTGATAAAGATCATAAGCCAGCCATAAACTGCCAACGATCGTGACAGCAGCACTTACCCAACCAATGCCTGGCACAGTCGCCATTCCACCCGCAAGTGCAAGTCTGGCTCCGATTTTGGCGAATAGTTTTGGTGCTCTTTTCTTGACGAAGCCGACAAATAAATCCCATGCTTTTGATTTAACGTTCTTTACAACTGCAGTTTGTGCAATTTTCTTTGCGGCAACTGCACCTGCAACTGCGCCTGCACCACCAGCACCTGTTGCTGCTGCTTGTAATTTAATATCTTTCTTTTCAGCAGCAATTTGATCACCAACTATTTTCTTTTCTTCTGGAGTCTTTGCCGCCATTGCTTGCTCTTTCAAAGCCTCGCCGCCTTGAATTTCTAAATTTGGATCACGCAATGAATCAACTGCTTGATATGCGAGGAATCCACCTGCAGCTGCTCCTGCCAGTGCACCAATTCCACCAAATCCTCTTCCACCGCCTCTGCCACGACCTCTTCCACGACCACGACCCCTTCCACGACCACCTCCACCTCCACCCAGTCCTCCCAGTCCTCCTAATGCACTTCTTGCGAGTAGCATGTTCAATTTATCGTGAACAGAAAGTAGACCAAGCGTTGGTGTCATACCGTTTAATGAAGAAACGGCGTCACCAGTTCTCTTCATCAATTTCTTAGAATCTAGGTCATCAAGTTTATCTTCCAGATATTCTTTGAGTTTAACTAATGGTTGTTCATCTGCACCGATTGCTGCTGTAAGTGCTGCTGTTCTGGCTGCGTTTCCGCCAGTGGTGGCTTCCTTTGCCGAAGCCAGTTTGTTTGTATCAAGATTTCTATATCGACCGCCACCAGACATGCGTGGATCAAAAGTATATCCCGATTTAAGAGATGGCTTTGTGAGAGCTCGCTCAATATTTTGAACCATTCTTTGCGTAACAAGCACGTTGCGAAGAATCAGTGAGAGTGGTTTCGCTAGTTTACCTACACCACCACCGCCGCGCTCACCCTTCTGCTTTTTATCAAGACCAAATTTTGCTCTGGCTTCTTTAACTGATTCTAAAGATTCATATTTCTCTAAGCCTAATTGCTTAACCAGTGTGCTAACATCTCTTCCAAGCAAACCTTTGAAGAATGCTGATCGGCGACCTTTGGTCCCTTCTGTAGCAATTTTCCATTCATCAGCCACTCTAGATCTGGCTTTTGCTTCTGCGATACTACCGCGAATAAAGCCTTTTCCTTCTCTGGCTTTAGCAGCTTCTTGAGCTGCGACTTTCTCAAAGGCTTCATTTTTGATATTTTTATTAATATCACTAAGAATGCCTTTTTTGAGTTTTGCTAATTCTTTTGGATCTATTGCCATTTATTTTATCTTTTGCGTTGCATTTCTAACATCTTCATCTTTTCGTTCTGTTCTTTTATCATTTCCTGCAGCATAGTTATATAAATTTGCTTTTCCCAAGGTATCATATTCTCTAGTTCAGTTAAAGAATATTTGTGATGCTGCATCAACGAGAAATTCGTTGTATAATAATTTTTCAAATCGTCATAACCAAAAATTAATCGAAAAAACTTAGAATACCCTCCACGTTAACATTATGTACAAACCCACATTTACCGCATGCTAATTCTTGTTCTAGAACAACACGAGGGCTGGTTAAGAAGAATTGTTTAATGTTTTGTACCTGATCGATTGTTAGATTATCGAAAAACGTCATGAGTTCTTCTTTGATAATATCTTCTTTTTTGTATATCTGATTTTCATCATAGATGTAGTCGAGATATTCTGCAATAACCTCATAGCCACCATCTTCGAATTTGTCATCTAGTGCAGCTTGAGGAATCGTGATTGATGGATAATTAAATTTAACGCCAACATTTTCCGTCAATTTAATAATGCTTGAGTGATTTTCTGTTTCTACATACTTAATGTTTTTAAGTAATAGTTCAAACTCAGTATTGTGACCACATGGCTGATCTTCTACAACATTATTGCATGTGTAGACCATTTGAGCCGTTTCACCAACTGAGTTGATTCGTAGATGGAGAAAAAACATCTCAACGTCAAATGTTGGAAGATTATCTACGTCGATCTCATCTAAACAACAATTCGTGATAATTTGTTTAATCGTCGATGTAATCTCTTTTAAATCCTCTGATTCTTTCGCCATTAAAAGAAGTTTTTCTTCTTTTACAAGGAATGGTCGAAAACGAACGTTCTTATCTAAGGACTTCAAATACACTTCATGTATAGGATGTTCAATTTTTGGCAAAGGCATAATTTACTCCATATTTTAAAAATTAAAAGTCACCACTTGCACCACCACCAGCAAATCTTCCACCTCCGCCACCTCGGAAAGGTGGTGGAGTGGTTTGCGGTAATGATGCTGGACGTTGATCAATAACAGGAGGTGTCGAACCAGAAGCAGTTGGTGTTCTATTTTGTTGTGGTCGTGGTGCAGGCATTGGATTTTCTAATCTAGGTCTTGATGATTGTTCTAATTCACCAGTTATCCAGTATTCATATCTAAAAGTCACAGCGAGGCGATGAATGCTATCATCAGCCCAATTCATATTCATTGGAGCGATCGCTGTCGGAAATGCTCCGAAAAAAGAAACTTTATAGATGACAGAAGTAGGTTCATAAATTGGCACAGCTGCTCTCGCACGCGCTGCTTTTTCATCTATTCCAAGACTTCCAAAATTAGCAGCTGATGTATCTCGAGCAATGCCAAGGCTTCCAGGTGCAGCTGTTTTTGAATCTCGTGCGATACCTAAACCTGCGTTTTCTATAGAAACTTCAGAGAATTGATTAATCTCAATTTTAGGAGACGTATAAGAATCTTTATAATTTGGATTGTAATTATTGATTGGAATTACAAGATTTATCCACTTGTCGAATAACTTCTTTTCCCAAAAGTCACCAGAACAAACAAAGGTGAGTGTTAAATCAGCAAATGTTGGAAATGAAGCCACAGGATTTGCAACGCCATAGTAACGACCATCAACCGTATTAACTGTGTAACCTGGTAATTCTGTGGCTTCACACTGAAAGCGAAGATCAGACGCATTTATCCCCAATCCTGGTGGAGCGATGATTCGAACATCAAACTTGGAAGTTTTTGCAAAATCATCATGTTTTGCGAAATGTGAACGAAATGTGTCTACATTAAATGCCATTAGTTATTATACACCATTTTCTCGAACGGAAGAAATATTGCTGTTTCCCAGTTACCTGGTTCAACGTAAATAATCGGCGACATGATATGGGAAAATAGATATCGCTTTATGCATGGTTCAATCAATCGATACCTTCGTGATTTAGAGAGCAAATCATACGACATTCTAAATCTTGTAGTATCGTCATATTTATCGTTGTTTATAAAGTCATGTAATCGATCCAGAAGCAATAGGCGATTGTATGGGTCGAGATAATGAAGATTTAATCCGAGGAAACCATCGCTGTAGATGTCCATAGGAATCACAAGCGGAAACTTATCCCAAACTGGCAGTTCGTCTTTAAGTTTCGGATCGTAGTGATACAGATACATCTTTCCGATAAATGCCTGAGGCGAGACTCTACTTGAATCGTTGAGGATGTTAGATCGATTGGATGGCATTCGAAGTTTAAAAAACTTGTTTTGTATCCATGCGCGAGCCTGTGCTGTTCTGGGTTTAATCCCATCAGCAGTCATTTCTTTATTCAGTTTATCAAATAGTGATGGCATTAGATACCTAAATTTTCTTCGGTGATAACTTTAAATTGCCAGCTCCTGTCTTTGCAATATTCGACAGCAGCCTTCCATTTCGCCTCATTTACGCCCCAAGTCATAACCTCATTGATGTATCGTTTAGTTATTTTGCTTCTCTTTTCTGGAGGTTTAGCCTGACTTTTTGGCTTAACTTCGAGAATCATCGCCTCGAGGATCCCTTGTTTGTTCCGAACTCGCACGAAAAAGTCTGGAAAATAACGATGCCAACGATTATCTACTGGGGATAAATACGGTATTACAATCTCTTCATTAGACCATTCTACAACACTCGAGTTTGTATCCAAGTGCACCATGACTCGGCGTTCCCAAAGCGATCTGTACCAGATGTTTGTGGGATCACCTAAATATTTATTGGTATTTTTAGGACTAAATTTACCGCTGTAAGCCATCAACTATTTATAGGAACATTTAATGGCTCAACAATCACCTGTAAGCCAACCAACTGTCACACGATCAAATGCGCAAACGCCCTCGCCGACAAACGGGAGCCAACGACAGACAACTGGTCCGCAAAGTAAAGCAGAAGGTTCTTCTTATGAGTTTAACGATCTTAGATTCCCTTTAAATGTGGGTACAGTAGAAAAACATCTTCACTGGATTAAATTTATTCCGACTGTTCAAAACAAGTCTAGTTATAATGTAAAGAAGGCTGTTACGGGTGGTCTTCAGCAGTATAGCACGGCAGACGGAAATAGAATTGGCGGTAATCAACTTGGGCGATCCACAGATCCATTTAACAATGCTGCATCAATTGCTGGATTGGGAGCTGTTCTTGGAGTTATAAGAGGGGTTGAGGGTGTATTGGGCGCAGATAATTTGGGAGAAGTGATAAGTGAAGGTGCTGGAGGCGCAGTTAAAGGTTTTATAGGTGGTGCGTTTGCAGGAGCTATTATTGGCTCTATTGACTTAACTCGCAAAACTCGACGCGCTGCGGGGTCAATTGGTCTTTACATGCCTGATACAGTGAATCAGACGGTAGTAAATGATTATGATCAGGTAAGTTTAACACAGGCATTGGGGAATGCTGGCTTGATTATGCAAGCTGGAGAGTCAGCTATTAAATCAATGTCTGAGGCTGCACTAAGTGAACAAATAAGTTTTGGTCAAACTGCTGGTTCTGCTGCAGCATCTGAAGCGGCAGGCTTTTTTGCAGAAAAAACAGGAGCGTTTGGTCAAGGTATCACAGATGTTCTTTTGTTCTCTGCGGGTTATGCACAAAATCCTCAAGTAGAATTGCTCTTCAAATCAATTCAAAATAGAGAGTTTCTTTTCGATTTTAAATTTGTTCCACGAAAC